CAGGCAACTGGCGCAGTAGATTCTGCGGGCATTGCTGGCCAGGTTAACGGAGAGTCCACTGCCGCTGGTATTAGCATGTCACTCGGCGCAGTCATTAAGCGCCATAAACGCACACTAATTAACTTCCAGCAATCTTTCCTGATACCATTCGTTAAGAAAGCCGCCTATAGGTATATGCAGTTTGACCCCGAAAATTACCCCGTTGCTGATTATAAATTTAATGCTAGTAGCACTCTGGGTATTATCGCAAGAGAGTACGAGGTTACTCAGCTAGTCCAGTTGCTCCAGACTATGGGGCAAGACTCTCCAATGTACGCAACACTCATCCAGTCGATTGTAGACAATATGAATCTGTCTAATCGCGAAGAGTTGCTCGCGGCGATGAACCAATCAATGCAACCAAATCCGCAAGCCCAGCAAATGCAACAGCAAGCGCAACAGTTGCAGATGCAGTTCCAGCAATCACAAACTGCGGCTCTATCTGCACAAGCTCAAGAGTCTTCAGCTAGAGCACAGAAGCTTGCGGCTGAAGCGGCAGTTGTTCCGCAAGAGCTGGAAATTGACAAGATCAATGCAGTTACTAGAAACTTGCGTGAAGGCGATCAGGACGACAAAGAGTTTGAGCGACGCATGAAGGTTGCCGATACTCTACTCAAGGAAAAGCAGATAGAAGGCAAGAAGAATGCTAACGGACCACGAACTGAGAGCCCTGCTCCAACGAGTCAACCAGGAGTTCCAAGGAACATTCCAGCGAATAACGGACCTGGAAATCAAGGTAGAGGAATTGTCTAATGGCAAAGAAAGCAGACCCAAGACTGGCGCGAGCAGGGGTAAGCGGGTTCAACAAGCCAAAGCGGACACCTAGCCACGCTACCAAGTCTCATGTTGTAGTTGCCAAAGAAGGTGATAAGATCAAAACAATTCGGTTTGGTCAGCAGGGCGTAAAAGGTGCAGGGAAAAATCCTACGACAGCAAAAGATAAAGCGCGTAAGAAAAGCTACTATGCCCGACACAATGCACAGGACTCAAGCCCCAGTAAACTATCTGCGCGTTATTGGTCGCATAAGGTTAAATGGTGAGAAGCTATGAAAGTTAAAGCCCCTGATGGTTATCACTGGATGAAGAAAGGCAAAGAATACAAGCTAATGAAAGATCCATCCGAAGGTTACAAGCCGCATAAGGGCGGGTCTAAATCAGCAGATTTCGCAGTTCAAAAAGTCCACAAAAAGTAAGGAGATCATTATGCCGGGTTATGGAATGAAGTCAGTAAAGCCTAAGAAGAAGAAGCCTTCCTTGCCTAAGCGTGGCCAGCGCACAATGACTAACAGAAAGAAAAAGAAGTAGTCATGCCTAAAGCAAAGGCAAAGCCTAAAAGCAAAAGCACAATACCTGACAATGTAAAGAACAAGGCTCTTTACTCGCGGGTAAAATCTGAGGCTAAACGTAAGTTTGATGTTTATCCTAGTGCGTATGCTAATGCTTGGCTGGTTAAGACTTACAAGAAGCGCGGTGGAACCTATGGCTAAAACCAAAAGCGGGCTTACCAAATGGTTTGATGAAGAGTGGGTTGACGTTAAAACGGGCAAGCCCTGCGGTCGTAAGTCTGCAAAAAAAAGTAAACGTCCCTACCCTTCTTGTAGGCCAAAGGCTGTGGCCGCGAAGATGACTGCGGCAGAAAAAAAGTCTTCAGCAAAACGAAAGACTGGGCCTGCTAAGATTAAGCATGCCGTTACAGCCTCTGGTCGCCGCAGAAAGACAACTAAAAAAGCCTGACATTTTTTTAAAACCGTGCTAAAAGGCACAGTATCAACAAAGGAGAAAGGAATGACCCCTGAACTCGAGGAGTACTTTACTAATTACAATGAGCTGTTTAACCATGATGGTTTCAAGCAACTCATAGAAGAGCTGTCAAATAACGCTAAGCAGTTAGCGGATATTCAGACAGTTAAGGATGAGGAGGATTTGTTTTTCCGTAAAGGGCAAGTGTCTGCATTTGCGACAGTAATCAATTTAGAGTCAACGATTACCTTGGCGCGAGACCAAGCCGAATCGGAAAATCAAGAACCAGAAGATGTATAAGATATATGATTTCCGTTGTGAAAACGGTCATGTATTTGAAAGAATGGTAGGCAGAGGAGTTACAACCAGCAGGTGCGGTTGCGGCTCCGAAGCTACTAAAATGCCATCAGCGCCTAAGTGCGTACTTGACGGATCTAGTGGGGACTTTCCTGGTCGTCACATGAAGTGGGTACGAGAACACGAAGAAGCTAATGGGAAACGTAAATCTCCATAATGACCTAGTTCACGGAGTTTAATATGTCTAGAGCAACAATGATTGATCCACACCTCGAAGAAGAGGGAAATGTGGACGATGTTGTAACCGAAGCCGAAGAGACCCAGCAAGAAGAAATGCTTCAAGCTGAACAATCTCAAGACCCAGTAGAGCAAGACACTGACAGCGATATTCCAGAGAAGTACCGAGGTAAGTCTCTGAAAGAAGTTGTTCAGATGCACCAAGAAGTAGAACAGGTGATGAGTCGGCACTCTAATGAAGTTGGCGAGCTTCGCAAGGTAGTGGATGAGTACATAACCTCTCAGCCACAACCGCAAGCACCTCAGCAGAACAATGTTGAGCCAGAGAGCGATATTGATTATTTTACAGACCCTCAAGGAGCTGTTAATCGCGCAATTGATAACCATCCTAAAATTAGAGAGGCAGAGAGATACACTGAGGATTACAAGAAGCAAGCGGCGTTAGCTACTCTGGGAAATAAACACCCAGACATGCAGACAATACTTGCCGATACTAAGTTCGCAGAGTGGATTAAAGCATCTAAGATTAGGACTCAGTTGTTTGTACAAGCTGACCAAGAGTATAACGCTGACGCGGCTGATGAGCTGTTTTCACTCTGGAAGGAGAGAAAGACAGTAGCCCAGCAAACCGCCAATGTTGAAAAGCAGGTGCGGAAACAGCAACTCAAAGCGGCAAGAACAGGCAATGCGCGAGGCAGTGGCGAAGGGGAACGTAAGAAAACATATCGCAGGACCGACATTATTAAACTTATGAAAACGGACCCCGAGCGTTATCAGTCTTTGTCAAACGAGATTTTTCAAGCGTACGCAGAGGGTCGAGTCAAATGATCTAGGAGATTAACATGGCTACTGTCCCATATCCCGGCGCTACAGGCATTACCGGAAAAACCGAAGCGGCAACTTTCATCCCAGAAATCTGGAGTGATGAAATTATTGCGGCATACCAGAAGAACCTTAAGATGGTTCCTCTCGTAAAGAAGCTGTCAATGACAGGCAAGAAAGGCGACAAGCTCCACATTCCTAAGCCCACACGTGCTGACGCAAGTGTAAAGGCTGAGAATGCGGCTGTTAACATTATTGCCAACACTGAGAGCGAGCTTGCAATTGACGTTAACCGTCACTTCGAGTACTCACGTCTTATTGAAGACATCGTAGAAGTACAAGCACTTAACAGCCTCCGTCAGTTCTATACTGAAGATGCTGGTTATGCTCTTGCTACTAAGATTGATACTGACCTTCACGCTGTAGCCACAGGCTTCGGTGATGGAACAATGACTCTTTCTCCAGTAGCTACTAGCTATCAGAACAGTGCGGCCTTCTTTAACAACAATGGCACTACCACTGGATTCACAGGACAGGCTCTTCCAGCCAATACTGCGTTTTCTGATGGGTTCTTGCGTGACATGATCCAGAAGATGGATGACAACAACATACCTATGGAAGGTCGTTGTCTTGTTATTCCTCCTTCAACTCGCAACTCAATCATGGGCATTGAGCGTTACGTGTCTACTGACTTCGTTGGTGGCCAAGTAGTTCAGTCTGGTCTTATCGGTAACTTGTATGGTGTAGACGTATATGTCTCTAACAACTGTGCAACTATCGCATCAGGCAAGCGCGCGGCTCTGTTGTTCCACAAGGACGCTGTAGTTCTTGCAGAGCAACTGTCTGTACGTTCGCAGACTCAGTACAAGCAAGAGTATCTCTCAACGCTGTACACTGCTGACTGTCTCTACGGAGTCCAGGCATACCGTCCAGAAGCTGGTTTCATCATGGCAGTTCCTGCCTAAAAACCTTCGGGGCCAGCAATGGCCCCTTTTCTTTTTCTGGATTTAGATTAGGCAAGAGGAAGCTTAGCCATGACCAATTACACAAAGACAACGGATTTTGCCGCTAAAGACTCATTGCCATCAGGCGACTCAGGAAAAATCATCCGAGGCGCTGAATTTGGAACAGAGTTTGACAACATTCAAACGGCAGTAAATTCCAAGTCAAACACAGAAAACCCCGCATTTACCGGTAACATCACAGTCACAGGCACTGTAGATGGCCGTGACATCGCCGCTGACGGCACTAAATTAGACACCATTGAAACTAGCGCAGACGTTACTGACACAGCTAACGTGACTGCTGCTGGCGCTGTAATGGACAGTGAGTTAACTGACATCACTGCTGTTAAGGCGTTAGACCAAGGTGTCGCTACCACTGATAGCCCTACATTCGCCGCTGTTACTTCTACAGGTAATGTTACTGTAGGCGGTACTGTAGACGGTCGAGACGTAGCTACAGACGGTACAAAGCTAGACACAGTAGAAACCAATGCAGACGTAACGG